CAACGTCGTACGAAGTGACGGACTTTGATCAAGCCGCAATGGAACAAGCAAGGAACAAGCTGCTTGGTAGTGGAGCACTCGGAAGGTACTCACAAGATGCGCTGGGCATGAAGAATATGTCCCAACAACTAGGGCTAAACGATGGCTCGGCCTGGAATGACAATGCATATGAAGTTGATTTTGATCCTGATAGAAGCATGACAGACATCTTAGACGATCTACTATCTATAGAAGGTAACGCGGATAAAATCGGAGCTAAGTTTGGTCAGAGTGCAGATGAAATTAAGGTTATGTCAGACGCACTTGACAAAGCTGAAGACGAAATGAAGTTAATGCAGCTTACTAATCTGACCAATATAGACTTATTGAGTAAAATGACTAAAATTCAAAAAGAATCTCTTGGGTTAGAGGCAACAAAAATACAGAATGCACAAACACTTGCAAATGCAGGAGTGGGAAGTAACAAAGGCGTGGCGATGGCTAAGGCTCAATTTAAGGTTGACCAAGTAAATCAGAAGGCAACGAAAGCAAGTATAGATCTGCAAATAGCAGGAGCCAATAAAGAACTTGAAGTAAATAGACTATTAGACAAACTAGAAGTTGATAAATTGATAACTGCAGAAGACAGGCTCGCAGTAGCAGGTAACGCACAAGGACTAGAAGATTTAGCACTTGATGCAGCAGGTCAGAACTATAAGACTCAAGTACTCGCAGTAAACAACGGCAAAAAAGCTGTTGAAAATAAAACTGCAGAAGTAACTCTAAGTGGGACGTTGGTTACTAATGCAGGTGACCAACTTATATTAGATCAGGCAAAAATTAACATACAGTTTCAAAAACTAGCAGCAATCAGAGAAGAGATAAGACTGCAAGGATTGTTAAATGATATAACTAGAGGCTTAAAGACTAGCGACAAGTTTGGATTTGCAGCAGCAAAAGAAAAGCATGGAGCAAAAGGCGATACAATAACAGCAAAACAGAATATAAATAACGATAAGTTAGGTACTAACCTTAAGAATATCAATGCAAATGCATCAACAGCCGGCTTTAAAGCAGGAGATGATATTGGAGCAGCAATTGGTGGCTTAGATAAGGGGGCGAAGGATTATGAAGAAGCCCTTAAGTTTCTTCAAGCTAGGGCTACGCTACTACAAACACAAAAGAACCTTACTGCAGACATGACTGCTTATAATGGAGAGGCTGCAAGATATATTACTGACCAAATGGGGACACAAAACGAAATTCTTGAATTTAAAAGAGAGCAAGTATTTACCTTAAACCCTGCAGAAAAGATTTTCCAAGAACAAAGGCTGGCACATATAAAGCAGTTCGGAGACTTAACAGATTTCAATAAAGAAAAGGTAGCTGAATTAGCTGTCGAACAAGCAAATCTAAATATTGAAATGGATTTAATGGACGGAATTCAAAGTACATTAGAAAATGGTTTTGTATCTATGTTCCAATCACTTGTAGATGGCACTAAGTCATTTAAAGACTCTATGAAAGATTTAGCCAAATCAGTACTTGCTGATTTAGCAGCAATGTTCTTAAAAGCCGCAGCGTTAAAAATGATGCTGGCCTTTATGCCAGGAGGCGACAGCGTAATGAGCTTCTTACAAGGCAAGAGATACGGTGGGCAGACCACACCTGGTGGAAAAGGGTATGCATCTGGTGGAATTGCAGACGGACCAAATTCAGGATACTTAGCTACCCTACACGGCAGAGAAGCTGTAGTACCATTAGGAAACGATAGAAGTATTCCTGTTGAAATGCGTGGCGGTGGAGGCGGTGGAAACACAGTTAATGTTTCTATTAGTATGAATGGACAAGGACAAGGATCATCACAAGTATCAGGTGACGGTATGCAAGGATTAGGAAGAAGTATCGGAAATATGGTACAACAACATTTACAACAAGAAATGAGACCTGGTGGATTATTAAATCACCAAGGCACAAAAGGTAGGTCATAATGGCAATAGGATTACACCCCAAAACAGGAAACATACCAGGGTTTAGTGCCCCTGTAATTTATGATAGAGGTATCTCAGATACTCCTAAACCTCGAGTACTTAAAGCACAGTTTGGAGATGGGTACGAAATGAGAGTACGAGATGGTATAAATACTACTCCAAGAACCTTTGCCCTTACATTTAATAATAGGACTAAAGCAGATATTGATAATATATATGATTTCTTAAATGGATTAGCAGGAGTAGACACTTGTAAGTTAACTATTCCTTATGACGGAGGAGAGTCCACAGTAGTAATAGTAGTCGAGCAGTGGGCGAGAACTTTAGCATACGATGAGTATTACACATTAACTTGTTCTGCAAGAGAGGTCTTTGAAGCATGAGTCAACCCATAGTAGGCACACTACCAGCAGACTTACAAACACAATCTCAATCCAGTGGTTTAATTACTGTGTTTGAAGTTGAAGTGCCTAACAGTGATATAGGTGGAGCCGGTCAAGACAAGCTTTACTTCCACGATGGAGTAACCACAGATCTTGCAACCGATCAGGGGTATATCAAGTGGTACACTCTACTAGATGATAACAATTTTGGGTCAACTAGTTCTTCCCATTATGGAGAACAACTTTATACTCCATTTCCATTAGAGTCAGAAGGATGGGAAGTTAGAGGAACAGGCAGTTTACCAAGACCTACAGTTAGGTTTGCAAATATAAATCAATATTGGAGCGCTCACTTAAGTAATTATGACGACTTAGTAGGAGCAAAAGTTATTCGTAGAAGAACCTTAGAAAAATATCTAGTTGGTGGAAGTGCCGCAGCAAACCCACCTGTTGAATTTAACCGAGATGTGTACTATATAGAAAGAAAAACTACAGAAACTGCCACTATGGTAGAATTTGAACTTGCAAGTGCATTTGACGTACAAGGAATTCAACTACCCAGAAGAGCCGTTATAGCTGCTCGCTGCCCTTGGAAATACAAAGACCCAGAGCAAGGGGGTTGCGACTGGCCAGTGGATAGTAGACCAAGTAACATACCAGGGCATATTGCTACTGTTCCTTTATACTTTGACAAAGACGATAATCAAATTACTTCTTACCCTACTTGGGGCAGACAAGATCTTTCTAGTAACAGAACTACTAATCTATACGCGGCTACAAGTTACTCTGTAGGAAACTATGTAGAGTACCATAGACCTATAGGCGGCCTAATAGCAGCGAGCGCGGTTACTTCAGGAGCAAATGTAACTTTCACTGTAGGAAGCAATCACGAGATAGATACTGGCGATTTTATTATAGCAAAAGGGTTTACGGATGAAGATGCAAACTTCAAATCTATACCTCTCTATGTGAGTAACGCAGGAGCTACTACTATTACTGTTCAAAATCCAAGTAAAACTATAACATCATCATCGGGGTACTTGCAACTTACTAGAGTGACTTTATACAAATGTATAACAGCTCATAGTATTGCAACTGGAGACGACGCAGACGAAATTATAAAACCTACTAATATAAGTTACTGGGAGTTTGGAGATGTATGTGGCAAGAGACTAACTTCTTGTGCAAAGCGATACGGGCACAGCCCAGGAGGCTCTGGCGTAACAAGTGTAATTGTAACTAAAGGGAATGGCGTAGCTGGAGGCGGAAGTGGTTATACTTCAGCGCCTTCCGTATCATTTAGTGGAGGAGGGGGTTCAGGAGCAACAGCAACAGCAGTTTTAGGTACAGGCTCTAACTCTGGCAAGGTAGCATACATAACATTAACTTTTGCAGGTTCGGGGTATACTTCTGCTCCTACAGTATCATTTAGTGGGGGCGGGGGCTCAGGAGTAGCCGCAGAAGCTAATATTAACAATAGAGGCGCACGAAATGTGTCTCTACCATTTGGAGGGTTCCCAGGAGCCGCATTAGGATAATGATTGAACCAGTACTAGAAGATATTAAACAATACGTTTATGAACACGAGCATATAGAAGCTTGTGGCTTATTAAGCTTAGAACGAGGAAGAATAAAATGGAATCCTTGCTTTAATAAAGCAGAAAATCCAAAGAACGATTTTATTATCGATCCTTTAGATTATAAAGCAGTAGCAGATAAGGGAGATGTAGTAGGTGTAGTACATAGTCACCCAGGATGCTCTCCAACTCCAAGTGAGTTAGACCGAGCTGCGTGTAATAAATTAGGAATTCCGTGGTATATTTTTGGAGAAAATGATGAATGGATAAAATTGGAACCAAGCGAAAATACTTATGATTTGCTGGGGAGACCATTCGTTTATGGCATCTATGATTGTTTCACTATCATAAAAGATCATTTCGAGACAAAAGATATAAATATATACCCATACTCATACGAGTGGGAATTTTGGGAAAAGGGCAAAAATCTTTATTTGGACAACTTTCAAAGTGAAGGGTTTATAGAAGTAACAGATGGTAGCCTACAGCCAAATGACCTCATTTTAATGGCTCTAAATAGTGACATTACTAATCATGCGGGAGTATATGTAGGAAAAGGAAAAATGCTTCATCATGCACCTAACAGGTTATCGTGCAGGGACAACTACGCGGGAATATGGAAACAGATTACCAGAATGGTAGTAAGACATCAGAGTATGCAATGAGAAAAATTTATTTAGAAGGACAATTAGGAGAGAAGTTTGGAGAGGAATGGTCTCTAGACGTTTCTTCGCCTGCAGAAGCGTTACAAGCAATCATGGCACAGCGTCCTGGTATGCGTCAATTTATTACTTCATCTGAGGGAATACAAGGTTACGAAGTACTAGTAGATAATGAAAGTATTGATATGCTAGAGGAGCTAGTAATACAAGACCCAAGTATGAAACAGTCCTATACTTTTGTACCAGTAATTGGTGGCTCAAAGAGTTCAGGACTCATGATGGTACTCGGAGTAGCTTTAATAGCCATGACAGGTGGTTTTGGAGGTGCATTCGTTCCAGGATTTATGAGCAGCGCGGTAGCAGGCTCAGGAGCAGTTGCAGGGTCTGTAGCTACAGGAGCACAAGCTGCCGCACTAGGACTAGCAGAAGGGGCAGTACTAAGTGCAGCAAATGTAGCAGCTTTACAAGCAGCTACGACGACGACTGCTATGTTAGCTACTCAAGGACTTGGATATTTAGGAACAGGACTTCTGTTAGGTGGAGCCGCAATGATGCTTGCTCCAGATGTACCAGACGGAACTTCATCAGAAAAAGCAGAAAACTACTTATTCAGTGGACCGGTCAATACAATCAAACAAGGATCAGCAATTCCTCTCGTATATGGAAGGGCCATTGTCGGATCTAGTACAATCTCAGCATCAGTTTTTACAAACACATCGAGACAAAAATTAACAGCAGGAAGAAAGATGGTAGGAATACCCAACTTCAGAACTGACGGAAGTCAATCAGGATTAACAGCTACTACTACTAGTTACACTAATCAGTTTGACCTTAATATAAGATTTTAAATTATGAAGAAGAATCAACACTTAATATCAATACGAGGAGCCAAAGGAAAAGGCGGCGGTGGAAGCACTTTTGAAGCAGATGATAACATGTTTGCAAGACAGAGTGCAGCTTTTATTGATGCCCTGTGCGAAGGCCCAATTAAAGGATTAGTTTATGGAGACGCTTCAATTCTAATTGATGAAGTACGTCTTAGAAACGTAAATCAGTCCACAGGTCGTATAAGTCAAAAAGCTAACTTTAATAATTTTACTGTAATTACAAAAAACGGAGATGCAACACAAGTAGTGGATGCAGACTTCTTCGCAGAGTACCCTAGTGCAGCTACAACAAAGGATATAGGTAGCGCAGAACTACTAGAAGGCGAACCGCAATATTTTACTATATCAAGTGGTACTTTTGAAAAAAGAGAAACAGATTATATAAAAATTACTGTATCTACTACAGGTATGTCTGCTATTACAAAAACAGGGGATAATAAGGGGGACATAAATACTACAACTGTTTATTTCCATATCGATTTCCAGTGGGTAGATAATGCAGGAACACACCACACAAGACAAATGTTTGATACTGGTTTTGAGGGAAAAGTTAGCGGTAAGTATGCACATACATTTGGTTTTAATATTGAGACAATTAAAGAAACTTCTACTATTAACGATTGGTCCATAAA